TACCCAAAGCGGCGGCGTTAAAATAAATTCTTTTTGTTTCGCCTTTTTCCCATTTTCCTAATTTAATTTCCATAATCGCTCCCCGCTGTTTATCAGCTTATATATATAATATAACCGAAGCCGCTTCAGTTTGTCAACCGTTTTGAGAAAATATTTTACTTTTTTTTGAAGATTTTTTGCCTTTTTACTTAACAGACATGAGCCTAAATTTACCCTTTTTTACATGAAAAAACCGTCCAGAAATGGACGGTTTACTGTTGTCTTTATCACATTGTCAAGAAGAATAAAACGCCACAACACAACGCTTTAATCTTTGAGTTTTCTCCGCAAGCGCCGAATAGGTAAATCGAGGGCGCAGTCTGTAAATGTCAACAGCCGTCGCCAAAATATTACTTATAGGGCTTGTGAGAATATCGGAATGTGAAATCACAACCGATACCGCAGGCTGGGAAACAACGTTAAAATTAACGCCGTATTCAGCCAGTGGGGTTTCAATAGCCGCATTTTCTACGACCCCGGGCGGTTGATCAGGGTTCGGCGCGGCGAATACCAATCCGAAACCTACCAACAGCATAATCATCAGAATAAGAAACTTTTTCATGATGACCTCCTGCAATTTATTTAATACGCCAAGCGTATTTTTACTCTACAAAATATTCACCTTTTACCACACAAAATATTCATACGGTTAAATAAACACGTCAACAATCCATGGTATGAACTTATTTATAACCGGGAAAATACACCCTGCAATAATCCGTAAAACTTTCAGAGCCGTCCAGCAGAGCAAGATAATAAATAATATCCTCGTAATTTTCTTTTCCCATTCCAACCGCTCCGCTATTTGAACGTAACTCGTGTATAAGCTGTTGTACCGCTCGTTCATACTCATTAAAGAGGTATTCAATTCTGTCCGCTGTATCTCCAATGCTTGCCGCTCGCTCTCTGACAATTTCAAGTCTGCTGACTGCTCTTGTAACAAGAGTATCGTATTGTCTAAGTCGTTCTGTAAGAGCGCGGTTTGTATTTTCAAGTTCCGTAATTCTTCTCTGATACTCAAGGATATTGCTGTCAATGTGTTTTCCGGTTGTTTTGCATCCTGAGAAGTGAAAAGAAAAAAGCACGCACAAGACAATAAAAAAACTTCTAATAATCTTTTTTTCATTCATATACCCTCCCCTACCTTACTTCATAATGCGGCCAATCCTGCGGATTCCAGTCCGCGCCGCAGATTAAACCTGACACTTTCGCGCAGTTTTTTATTACGTCAAATTTATCTTTGTAATGAGCCAAGTCCCATGTCGGTCTGCCGGCTCCGTCAACAGGCAGAATATCCATAGCAAAACCTTTAATGTGCTTGCTATCCATAGTCCAGGTAATTACATAATTGTCCTTGTCGCTGCGTAACAAATACAATCCAGCCTTTTGGCGTTTTGCGTTTACGCTTTCAAGCGGTTCCCTACCCTGCGCGTAATACGCTTCTTGCACGGCAAGAGTGCGCCTTCCTTCAAATACGATATATTGAGTATCGCCAAGAGCGAGATCAAGCCTTTGCAATAACGCCTGAAAAGCAAACTTTGCCGAAGCGTCAAGTTCATTTAACATCTTCATACTTCTTTCAGTCATTTTATATTCTTCCTGTCATTTTTTTAATGCGGTATTTGTTTTTATCAATACAGTCATCGCAACATATTTTCTTTGCGGCTTCCGTCTTAAATTCCTTTTTTGATTCCTCGTACTTTTCGCATTTCTTTTCCATGCCGGCAACTAATATCTTTATTGTGCCGTCAAAAAACTTAATCAGAACTTCACGAATAGCCTCTTTAATATCAGCAAAATCTGCGTATGTGTCTCCGCAAGATACCTGATTCGCCTTCGCTTGCAAGAGCATATAACGCTTTTCAATATCACGCAGGATTGTAGATATATACCTTTCCTTTCCGGCTTCTGATAATTTTTCCCAAAGGCTATTTCGCCGGATTCGTCTGTATAACTCACTCTTTACCAATGAAGTAAATTTTTCAAACGTAAAATAACAATGCTTTCCTTGTATCAGCGGCTCCCTTAGATGATCCTCAAGTTCTTCCACAAGGTCATACAAGTCAGCCGTTACCTCATGATCTACATCATCGGAAAACTTTTTAAGGCTTTCTTTTAACAACGTATCCTTATCGCGCTTTGCCAACAGGCGTTGAACGCCGCCGATATTAATTTCTTTATCGCCCAACTTGAGCGAAAATCCGCATATTAGCACAATAAAAAGAAATGCCAGTAAAGAAAAAACAATTATCAATAAATGTTCGATTGATAATTTATCCACGTCTACATTCACGTTTGTTGCTAATAAATATAATGGCAATCCACTACCCCCAAACTTTTTAACCATAAAAAAAGCCCTCTATGCCCACACCAGTTTCCCGGTATCGGTATAGAGGGCTCCGCGTTTTCGGTCGCCTATATTAACTAAAATAAAGTATAACCACTTATTTTTACATAGTCAAGTGTTTTTTATGTAAATGTAAAATATTTTCCTATCTTCTTTATTGTCGCCGTAAACGGCAGTTTTTCCTTATATTTTTCCAACTGCTGCATTAAAACGGAAGAACCTGAGAAAAAAACAAAATGCGTGTCCGCATCTTCGGGATAAGCGAATTGAACAGTAAGGCAGTCGGGATTTTTCGCCTCTGCGTATTTTGTTTTTTTAATCCTGTATCGGAGTACCGATATTTCTTTTTCAAGAATGTCATCGAGCGGCACTTTTTTTCCGTCCATAATCGGAGATACCGTTGTATCCGCAAACTCAGAAAATTTGTTCATTCAAATTACCTACCTTTTTCATTAATTCCTTAAACTGCAATGTTACCTGTAAATTATGCGTGTTGGCGTGTTTCAGCCAGCCCCATGTCGAAGCCACGGAAGAGCGGTATTGTTCCGCCGTTATCCTTTTCTTTTTGTAAAGTTTCGGCAGAGCCGCGAGCCGTCTGCGCACTCTTTTTGTCGTCCTCTTCCGCAGTAGAATGTAATTGTCAAAATGCCGATACCCCAAAAAATCAACGCCGCGCGAAACCGGAAACACGTCGCATTTACTGAACTTTAATTTTAGTTTTTCATCTATGAACTTTGTCAACAAATCCCTGCATTCCTTCAATTTTGTTTTATCGTTATGGAACAGGCAGAAGTCATCGCAATACCGCAGATAGTCTATCTTCCCGAATTTTTTCTGCATAACGTGTTTTACATACTGGTCTACCTCATTCAAATACAGATTGCCGAACCATTGAGAAGTGTAATTTCCAATCGGCACGTTTTTACCGCCGGGGAAACTGCGGACAATGTTCTCAATAAGCCAGAGAGTATCGGGACATTTTATTTTCCGCTTTATAATTTCCATGAGTATGTCTTGATCTACCGAAGGATAGAACTTTGAAATGTCGCATTTGAGAACGTACTTGTTTCGCCTGACAAACTCCATTGCGCGGAGGCTTCCGGCGTGTATACCTTTATTCTCGCGGCAGGCGTAAGAATCGTGAATAAAAATCTTATCCCAAATTGGTACCAGTAAATTCATTAATGCGTGTTGAACGATACGGTCCATGTAGAACGGCAGAATATAAATGACACGTTCTTTCGGCTCGTAGACCGTTTTCTCAAAATATTTTGAAGTGGTAAAGGTTTTGTTGACAAGAGCGAGCCTGATATTCTCAAGCCGTTCATCGAGATTGGCTTTTGTTTTAATCACATATTTTTGCGTGGTCTTGCGGACGGCGGCTTTCTTAAAAGCGAGCCGTATATTTTCAATGTCGGTAATCATTGGCCACAAACAGCCATGTCTACGCATTTTGAATCCTTAAATTGAACTGCGTTGCTTTCTCACCCCTTAAATGATACTAACAACGCAATCCCTCTTTTTCGTGTTTTGCCGGTTGACTTTAGCAACTCGACAAAGCGGAACGCCCAGCCGTAGAGTTAGCAAACGCCGTCCCTATGTCTCCGCCCCCGACCGCCGATATTCGTATTCGCATTCGTCCGATTGTTATTCGCATTACGACACCGCGAACCTGAATTCGTGCCTTCGTTCCAATTGCCACCTGCAAGCAGAGTGGAAATTCGACATTCCGCTCACCAAGGCTCATAAAAAAGCCCTGATAAAACATTATAATTTTATCAGGGCTTTTCTGTCAATCGGACAACTGCGGCTTATTTCATCAGCGGAGCCAACTGTTCACGGATTATTTCCGCTTGCGCTTCAATATCAACCAAATTTTGATACCCTTTGCCGCTGTTTAAGCCGTTCTTTTTGGCGTAATCGAGGCTAACGTCCCTTATAAAACGCCCTGCTCCGGCTTCTCGGTCAAGTTCTTCCAGTTTAGCGGTTAATGCCGTGATTTTATTCTGTTTTTCTTCGGCGGCTTTTTCAGAGGCCGTTTTACCGATTACAACATCATCGCCTATTATTCTCGCATAGCAGCCGTTTGAATTATATTCCTCTTCCGTCGCCGTCAAATTGGCTTTCTTAAATCCGGCGGCTTTCATTTCAGCCTCGGACATAAATACTCTTAAATTTCCGTTTTCTTTTACTAAATATACCATTTTTCCCTCCAATAGTATTTTTGAAGGGGTTTACCGTAGTTTGATAAATAACCGTTATTCGGACAGGAATTTTTTTCGCCCGAATAACGCATTATTATCTTTTTCTTACTACGGTAATTTCCCCATTCCTTCATGCGGATTTTTCCGCCCGAATTACGTTTTACGGTACCGCCCGATTAACGTAATTTTCAGCATACCTTTTTAACGCCTTGTACGGCTCCGCCCCCGACCGCCGATATTCGTAATCGCACTCGACCGATAGTAAATCGCATAACGACACCGCGAACCCGAATCCGCGCCCACGCTCCAACCGCCACCCGCAAGCAGAGCATAGATATAAGGATACATCGACCCCTTTCCGCCGTTTTGCGTTTGCCAACCTGACCCGGTTTGTCCCGTTGTAGTGGAAGCAAGCCACTGGTAAAGAAGTCCGCACCCTTCCTCCACGCCGTAAATAGAAATCATGCGCCTTCCTACCGTGTCGGATTTGCCGCCTGTTCCGTTTGCCGTTAATGTTGAATCGCTTGAACCTGCCACATTGGTCTGTTCATTTGAACCCAACATCGCCGCGGCAAACTCCTCATCACTGAGCAGGGCTTTTTTTACGCAGAACATATCTTCAACATGGTCAACATACTGCCTTGAACGTGTCGCCGCGCCCTGATAAGCGGACTTCGTATTTTTTCCGCTGCCGGACTGCAAATAAATGTCGCACCAGAAATCCAATGAAGGAATGAAAACCATTCCCTCAGGCTCCGAATACGGTATGTGATTCAAACACCAAACGCTGTACGGCAAAATATCCGAAGCCACATAACCGTTCAACGGGTGTTGTTTTGTTTCGCCGCCCTCAACGTAGGTCATACCGCTTCCGGCATTAGCGCATAACGTGTGCAAACCGCCAAGAGTTTTGACATCAGCCGGATTAAGCCCGGCAGGGGCTGGCTTTAACAAACTTGCAACTATGTCAAGATAGTCACCGCCCGGAACCAAATGCAAATAGTAATCTCTGCCGTTGGCGATATTTCCAGTGTCGAGAATGTTCGGGACGATCAACTCCACGTCTTCATGCGGGAAAAAAGTTTTGTCCCCAAGTTCAATCTTCGTCCCTGCCCTGATTATCACCTTCCTTCTGTCATTATCGCTGGCAAACAGGATCGGCTCATTTTCAAAGACTGACGTATTGCCTGTAACAATAATTTCCGGACCGTTGTTAGTCCATTCAAAAATCGGCGGTACGGTATTCGGTGTATTTGTAAGTATCCAGATATTATCATCAAACAAGTTTTTAACCCTTGTAAAATGCCAAATCCTCAGCGGATCGTCACCACCAATTTGAGACAGAGCGTAATCTGTCAACATCTGCTGAGTGGGATTATCAGTACCAAAATCATGGGCAGTTAGAAAACCGCCAGGGCTTAAACCGATAATCGTGTCAACTTCCTTTTTCAGAAATTCTGTTCGATCCGCCAAGTCCTTGATAGGTACATTGTCAACACCATTGGCGCCGCCCTGTACCCAGCTCCCAAGAGCGTACCCACGGACTTTGTCCTTCCATTCCGCATTCTTGCCGAGTTCAATAAAATTGTCCTCAAAAGTTTCAATAGCCATAATTCATTCCCTCCTTAGAATATAATTATCCATTGCCCAATCATGGAAATATCGCTTTCCTTGTTAATGGGCTTGTTTATCGGGTTTCCGTTTTCATCTTCCCGAATGCGCCGCGAGAAAAGAGTTCCGTCCTCTGTCATAAGACCAAACTCCATAATCGCCATGCCGTTCGCCTCGCCGGTTCCAAGGCTTAAATCAAACTGCACCTGTCCCATTGCCGGAAATGAAAATCCGTCAATATTTTTAACGAATGCGCCTGTCAGCGTTTCATTAGTTACAACAGGATCGGTTCCGCTCAAACCAACAGCGAACTTTGTAATTTGTCGGTCTTGCGCTACGCCTGCGATAAGTCGCGCCATTTGATTTCTCGCTCCGTTGAGAATAAGATTTTCACCTCTTACCTCTTCAATCAGAACGCCGTTTTTGAATACCTGATAATTAAGTATTCCTCGCATTGGCTTTTGATCGCCAATATCATCGACAAACTTCATAGAGTTTGACAATTCTTTCCTCTCTTCCATAAGTCCCTCCACTTCAATTTATTACGGTCATTCCAACGGAATGGGTACCATACTATCTCTACGCAATTTGCCGTCATCGCGTGTAAATACTGTATTTCTAAAATGATGTTTTATTATCCATAATCTCAACGCTTCGTTAGTTGAAACCGTCTCCGTAATATCGCTCAAAATCATCTTTGTTTTTTGCGTTTCGCCCACGCCCTTATCGCCGCGGAACGTGCCGCCGTCCCTTCGGATAGTTTTGTCTCTTCTCTTAATAAACGTATCCGAAACTTCTTTCACAACCGCAAAATCGTCCTGTTCCGATGTCGATACCTTTTCAGATACCGCCATATTAAAACCAAGTTTGATTTGCGTATCTTCAAATGATTTATCGCTGTATCCGTCCCTGACAATTCCGCTGTCCCTTTTTAACGACGTGTTTCTCAACGCCTGCGCCAATTGTCTCTCTTCAAACTTGCCGTTATTAAAAACAAAAGATAAATGTTCCCTATTCCATGTGTTACGCAGGAACGGCGGCTTTATAGTATCCCTTGACGGTACTCTTCTCACGTTTTCGCCGCGGTATAAAGTACCGTCTCTTAAAAAATCGCTATCACGGAAAATAAAAAATGTTTCCTCTTCCGTATTCACAAAGGTTCCGTCTCTCCTGAACCTTCCGTTCCGGCGTAATCTCCCTGAATCTGAAAAATTGTCTGTGAGAGCCTTTTTCCGCAGTTCCGTTTTTTGTCTCTCACTCATATAAACTTTGTCAATGAAATATACCAATTGCTGTAAAGTTTCAAACAAACTACGAGTGTTTTTTACCGAATTAATTGCTCGGATTAAATTGCTTCTCGTTTCTTCATCGGGCATGGATTCCACTGTCGCTATTTTGAACCTATAAGGCAGTCCGTCATATTCAAACCATTCCTGAACAATCGCCTTTGAAAAAACCGTTGAAACAATATCCTCCACTACGGACGGCGTTCCTTTCCTGAAATGCCAGTCTAAAGAACTCATTACAAGTTCGCGTTTTGTTTTAATTGGCATTTTCGGATCATAAAAATCAACATGAAACTGCCAAGCTAAAATATCCAGAAGCGTTTCATTTACTATTTTGTTCAATACCAAATTGGGTATTACTTCGACATTGGGTATCTTTACGATTATTTTTCTCAACACCTCATCAAACGCCTTAGCCGCCATTTGGACGTTCTTGTCAGCGGCAATATTCGGCGGCATTAAATTAAGAATAGAAACATTGCCCAAATCCATTAAGCGTCCTCCAGTCCGTCGAAATTAGCGGTTTTATTACCGCCAAACTGCGCCACTTCATTCGGTTTAAGAACAGTAAATTCAGGCTCGGTAATTTCTATCCGCTTTACTCCGCAGTCCATTACCATTTTGTGAAGTTTATCAGGCAGAATATCCAGACCAAGCGCCGATTTCTGCCAAGTGATATATTCCTCAACAGCCCTGTTGACCGCTTCAATTATCGAAGTCGCCTCAGTCGCTCTCTGCGTGTCAATCCAGTATTTGAAATTGACGTTAAACTCTATCGGCGTAGGAGATATTACATGAACGAAATCCGTCAACGGTCTGCGCGTTTTTCCCGTCAATATTTCAGCTACCTGTTGAAGAACCTCGTTTGACGGCAGTTCTCCATCCTTCATCAGAACGGTTACATCGACATTGCCCGGCCCCGTTCCGCTCGTTCTGAAATAATTAAAAAGGGCGTTATAAAAACCAACCGTGTCGGTTATTCCCCACGGCTGGAGAAACGCCGCGAATGACTGTATATCAAGTTCCGACATCCAGACACGAGCGTCAATGATACCTGGGTTCGCGGTTCTTGCCCAAAACTCGTAAGCGCCATCCGGCCCGGCTACTGAAAAAGATTCAGGCAGTAACCGCAGACGTTCCTTGTAGGCTTCCAAACTCTCTTTATCCTCACCGCCGTTTGATACCGTTATGTTTTGCACCGCCGTAACAAACGGCGTTCGGTCTACCATATTTTTAATTAATCCGATGTCAAAACCGTTTCCTATAATGCCGGCGGTCAAACATTCCGCTTCAACCTCTCCTGTCAATTGTCCGGCAGGTATTTCTAAAGTTTTTTTTGTCGCAAAAAACGTTTTATTGTCAGCGGTTACACGGCTTCCCTTGAGAATTACCGTCTTTACGGAACGCACTACTGAAAGCGAATAACGAAGCGTTGTTAGGGCATAAGCGGCGGCAAGCCTCTTACCCCTTTCGCCGTATAAATATCCAATATGTTCAGCAGTTTCTTCCGAAGCGAAAAATAACAAACTGCCTTTTCCCGCAGCGTCTATACTGTGGTTTACCTGCGCTAGAATCGCCGCTTCGGTCAACTGCACAAGCCTTTCAGGGTCTGCCAACCCCTGACGGAAGCCCGGCTCGCCGCCCTGCGTCCTTCTTACAGCTTCATATATTTCCCTTAATTTAACAGACAACGCACGAGCGTCATCTTCCGCGAATTTCAAATCTTCAAATATCATTTTCCACCACCTGTATTAATATGTCTGGCCAAAATCTGCCGCTTTTTATATCAGCCTCCCAGCGTATCTGTTTTAATACCGCCCTAGGCTCATATTTCCTTAATGCCATAAAACATTCCTGTTCCGCTCTCGCTCTCAACTGCAAAGAAGGGCTGTCTAAAAAATCCAATGTTATGCCGAAATCCCTATCCATTGGCAGTGTTCCTTTGCGCGTTGTTAAAATAGTTCTCACGTTTTGCATAACGGCAAAAACGCCAGTCGCGCCAAACGTGAGATTTGAAGACATTGCGTCCAAAGTTACCCACTGTTCGTTCATTTGTACTCCTTGAAATTAACCGTCAATTCCGTCCATAAAACTTCGCCTGTACCGGGCATAAAATGTTCTGATACGCCGTTTATACTCTCCGCATACCACATATTTCCCGATACAAGCGTACCTCTTAAAATCAAAGGATAAACTTTTCCTTTTCTCACCAACTGCCTGAGCAGTTGATAAGCCACACCGGGAAGAACGCCTAAATGTTTTGACATAAAGATTTTCATTTTCACTTCGTCCTGTCCCGGACCTAAGAACTCGGAAAGCGGAGGGGAATTGATGACATCGTGCGTTACCCAACGCCCGGAAGTATCCTGCGTCAATTCCGAAAAGGTAAACGCTCCGATGCCTGAGACTTGAAAAATTACTGGTCCCCAACTTCCAATTAACATCAGGTTACCTTCCCCGCGCCAGTAACATTACCGGCACTGTTGGCAAACGTACCAGGCTGAATAACGGCGTTCGCCAAAAACTCTTTTATAATCCCCTCGCTGTCCGCTTCATAATATTTGACCATTTCGTTATAAGCTACGCCGCTCATTTCCAAGTCAGGATAAGCCGCTTTAAGTTCCGCTATCCTGTTAGTTGCCATTGTAGATTTGCTCAATGCCATAAAAACTCCTACTTTAACACCTTCGCGCAGGCCGCTTTCGCCTTTTTTGCCGCGGCTTCTATATCCGTCCAAACTCCCTTTAAGTGCATATTTATAATCGGCGGCACTGGCGGAACAGGCGCGCCGGGCGGCAAAGCAGCCGGAGGAATAATCACTGGATTTCTCGTAACTGCTTTTATCATGTCATCAAAAAAAGTCATAAGCACGTCAGAACCCAATAACGTTTTTGTCCCTTCTATTCCAACAGGCGCGTCCGATTGTATGTCAGTATCTGCGGAAGTATGTTTTGAATTTCCTTGAACTATAGTTTCTTGATCTCCCTGAATAAGTAATTTGTCATCTTCACTTATTTCGGTATCCCTATTTTTAATTTGCTCAGTAAGTTTTTGATCTACAACCAAATCCAAGGTTCCGTTATCAGCGTCAAACCTTATAACGTTTTTTCCGTCATCGCTGACTATTAAAATGATATTCGGTTCACCGCCCTGCGGCATTTTGTTTCCTGTATAGACTTTGCCTAAAACATACCCCTCTTGCGTGCCGTTCGGCAATTTGCTTATTACGCAATGGTCTCCTTCCTTCGGAGTCCAGAAGAAATTCCAACCGCCGGCAGCCGGAAATAAAACTTGCAATTTTCCGCTAACGGTTCCGGCTAAATCATCAAACGCAACGCGAGCGGTCGCGTTTTTTACATCTCGTTCCGAGGCTTGCCCTTGACGAATTATGTCAGCCATATCAGTACCCCACCAAACATCTGCGAGCCTTTACAACGGTCGTATATTTACCGCCAAGACTGTGCTGAACGTCATATACGGAATATTTGCCGTTGTAAACGCCAAATCCCGTAATACCGATATTTACGCTACTAACCATTTTTATATGTCCTCGCAAATTTAACGTGCAAGACCATTCATTTTTATTTTTTTCTCTCGCTACGGCTTTCGCTTGCCGTAATGCGTTATCCGTCCTGTCCGCTCTCGGATTATCAAAATCAGCCGTTATGTCATTAAACTGATTAAATCCTGTATTAAACGTACCGCCGGAAGCGTCTGATGACGTGTCGTTTCCCTCGCGGAAATCATCACCGCTCAAATCTCCCGGGCGTTCATTCACATAGGCAATTTGTTTTGTTTCTGGAGGCTCCGGCGGTTCAAATGTCGCCTGTACCAATCTGCCGCTTTTCGGGTCTTTATAAGCGGAAACCGCTTTACAGACCGTTCCGCTCGTGTCTTGCAAAAATGAATAACCTAAAATCCGACCGCCGTTTCCGTATTCCTTTTTATCAAAGGTGTCTATAATCGGCTTCGCTTCGTAGGCTTCCTCTTCAAATAAAATTACTTTATTGTCCGTTACCTTTAACGCTACGCCGTATTCCTCGCATAATTCCAACAAAAAAGCCATGTCGGATTTTTTTTCCTGTTCCACCCGGTCAAGATTAATGTCGCTTTCTACTTCGTACATCAGTTCAAGCCCTGCGTCATTGGCAATGTCGGAAGCGATTTTTTGAAGCGTGGTATCTTCCCAAGCCCTCGTTTTTTCGCTGTTCCTTATGCTCGATGAAATTGGTACCGCCAACGCTTTTATTGTTACGGTATCAGGCGGACCGTTAAAATCAACGCTGTCAATTTCAAAACTTCCGCAGTCCAATTCTTTTTTATCGCCTTCATAGTTCCAATTCTCTACGCAAATAACCGCGCGCAAAATAGTTCCCGAAACTGCGTTATCTGTAACCGACTGCGCCGATACGGAAGAACCTTTAATGTCCTCAATAAGTCTTATTTTTCCGTCAACGCCTTTATATTCGGGGTGTTTTTTAACAACCTCAGACCAGCCCGATGAATTTGTAATTGTCTGTAACGCCTTGCCCTGTTCCGGCGTTAAATCGGAAGCGTCAATCATCTTCTGTAAATTGGCGGCGCTCACTCCCTTCTGTAAGGCTTGCGCCATTTCCATATATACGCTAGGTTTATTAACTCGTTCTCCTTTAATTGTTTTTTTGGGATACCAGTCGTTAATCCATTTGTTTTCCCTGTCATGGCATTTGAGAGTTAATTCGTCCGATTCTTTGCTCGCTCTGTCCGAGTACGAAAATTCAAGAACGGAAGCTGTCAACGCCGCCGTTATATCCTTTCCGTCATAAGAAACTCGCACATAAACCTTTCGCGGATCGCCTATTTTTAATATGCTGTCTAATACTTCTGCCATATTAAGCCCTCTTCCATGGCGGTAAATCCGCTGATACCTGCGCCCTTGTCTGCGGCTTGTCAGGCACATTTATCGTTGTCGGAACCGTAAATATAACGATGTTCCGCAATGTCGGATTAGCGTCTAACAGGATATGAATAAATCCCTCGTCTTGATAGAGTTTCCAAGATAAGTAGTCCCATGAATCGCCCTGCGACGCTATATACTGCTTCATGCGAAGCTCACTCTGCGATTGTTACGCATCATGTTTTCAAATGCCTGTTTGAACCTCACTTCAAAATCGTCCGCGGCTTCTCTTCCGGCAGCGGATATTTGGTTTACAGTTTCTTTGTCGGGTGTTCCGCCGTTGAACGTATTATTTTGGCTGAAATTTACGTTTATTACGTTTTCACCGCCGGATATTTTTTGCGCCGCGGCTTGCATAACAGGCGGCGTTCCGCTCGTTGATGATGTCGCCGTCTGTTGGTTCATATTGTTCATGTAACCGCCGATTTCTCCGGCTTGTTTCCAAATATCAAACCCCTGCGGCGATTTATTTAACGGAACTACCGCCTCAGCGCCCCTTTCGGCGATTTCCGCTATGTGCCGATGCGTAAATATGCCGCCCTCTGCGTGTCCTGGGAGAATTGACTTGAATTTATCGACCGCGCCGCCGACAAAACCGCCGACCTTATCACCGATACCGCCGAAAAAGTTTTTAACGGCTTCCATTTTTTCTTTGAAGAAATTTACAAACGTTTCTATCTTCTCTTTTATCTTTTCAAACAGTCCAAAAAAGGCATTTTTCAAATATTCAATTGTCGCTGACGGTCCCTGCTTCATCGCTTCCCACAAACCGCCGAAAAAGTTTTTTATTCCGTCAATAAAACCTTTAATTTTCCCAATGATATTAGATAACACGTTTTTCACGCCGTCAGGCATAGCGTCCCAAACTTTACCAGTAATATTTTTAATTTTCGCCCAAGTGTTATCTACAAAATTACGAAACTTCTCATTATGGTCGTATAACGCCTTAAAACCGCCAACCCAAGGATTAACCATGCCGATTACGATTGTTTTCCAGTTGTTTTTCAAAAAGTCTTTTGTTTTTGACGCTCCGGCTTTGATACCTTCCCATGCTTTGCTTGACGCTTTTTTAATTCCGTCCCAAGCCTTACCTGCGGCTTCTTTTATTTTGTCCCAATTTTTATAAAGTAAAACACCTATCGCTACAACGGCAGCCAATGCCGCTATTACAGCGAGAACAGGCCAAGTCGCCGCCCAAACCGCCGCCGCCATTGCGCCGAACCCTGTCGCGCCTGCTGCGCCACCTGCCGCCGCCGCTGCCCCTGCCGCTCCTGCGCTCGTTCCGAATAATCCCATTACCGCGCTTGAAAGTCCAACTACCGCTTTCAAAAAAGTGAATAAAGAAATTACAGTTTTTATTCCTGAAATAAATGTCGGAGCAATTGCCAACATCGCCACAATCTTCGCAAGGTTCTGCCAACCGCCTACAAATCCGGCAATTTTATTCGCTGTATCTTTTACCCACGTTCCAAATTCCTTTATTCCCTGAATTATTGCCGGAAGTCTTTGAACAGCTTCCGCAAGGAAGTTTCCGAACTTGTTTCCCAACTCCGAAATTAACGGTCCCTGCTCTACCATTGCGTCTTTAAGATGATCAAACGCCTGCGTAATTGGTCCGATTGCGCTCCCTATGAATTTATTTTTTAATCCTGTAAAACCGCTCTTCATTTTGTTCAATGCGGTTAAATAATTCTCCGATGATCTTGCCTGTTCATCGCTGATAATTACTCCGAGACTTTGTGCTTCATCACCGAGCATTTTTAATCCTGCGCTGCCCATTTTCATCGCGCTCATCATCTTTGGTCCGGCTGTTTTCCCGAAAAGAGAGATTGCTACCCTTGTACGGTCTGCGTCGCTCGGTAAAGTTTGCATATAATCGGATATTCGAGAAAAAGCCTCTTCGGGTTTCATGGCGGCAAGTTTTTTAGCGGACAGTCCTATTTCGGCAAGATGATTCGCCGCAGACTTATCGCCTGCGGCTCCCATTTTTATAGTATTACTCAACTTCATTATCGCGCCGTCAAACTCTTCCGCTCCGACACCTGCTGAATCCATTGCGTAACGCAATTTTTGATAGCCCTCTATGCCCATTCCAAGTGAATCGGCGGTCTTAGCGGCTTTGTCGCCTGCTACGGCGAAATCTCCTGCGAGTTTTAATGTCGCGGCACTGATAGCCGCTACACCGCCGGCTACACCAAGAGCGAGTTTCCCTGCGTTCTTTGAGAAATTACTGAAATTTTTGCTGAGTTGTTTTCCAGATGATTGAACGTCTTTTAAGTTTCGTTGAACATTACGCAGAGCGGCGGACGCGCCTGTATCTTTTCCGGCTATTTCGAGGCTAATATCCCAAATTGTCTTTTTCGCCATTTATATCTCCGGTTATGGTTTCGGCGTTTGCACATTCTTCAACGCCGCCTCCATTTCTGCGTTATATGACAGCAAATCCGATAACGGCATTTTTTCTAATTCCGTTATCGGAGTATGCGCTATCATCGCCAACCCTAAACAAATCCCGCGAATGTATTTCGCCGGATCGTCAAACTCAAAAACGTTTATTTCGTTTGTTCCTCTGGTTTCTTCTTCGCCGGAGTAGTTTCCGGCTCTGTAAAACCCTCGTCATCATCGTCCTCTATGAAATTGTCATAGAACTTCTGCGGATTTTTATGCAGAATGTAAGCCGATACGGTCTGCCAGACCCTCTCATAATCTTCAAAAGGCAATTTTTCAATCGCCCTGAAAGGTAAACCGGAAATTTCAGCGGCAAGCCTTGAACAGTATTCCGATGATGTCGGTCTGTTTATGCCCGATATATTACCGCCGCCAAACGTCTCACGCTCCGCGCGGTTTATCATCGCTCCGTCAACTTTTCCGAAATTTAATTCAATAACGGAAATTTCTTTGCCTTCCCACTTCGTTTCCTTTGTAAGTTTAACTTTCACCGTTGCTGTAAACATTCATTTCCCTCCTGATTCTTTATGAATCCGTCTACAACATCGCTAGCTTTAATATTTCGATGTTGTTTTTTTGAACATATCCAGAGCCAATTTTCAAAAGTTAGCTCTGGATAGTATTTTTTGATGCCTTTATACGTCTACTTTTTACACAAGGAGATTCTTCCTTGTCTCAGCCATTAAATCATTGCCGTTGACTTTGAAAATATACTTAAAGGCGTCCCATTCCAAAACTTCATCACCGTCCAAGAAATGCTGAACGTAATTTAATTGGATTGTGATTGAAGCTTCTCCGGCGGTCGCAGGTTCTATCGAACCCGGACTTGCTCCGCTCAACGACCCTTTTAACACCCAGCGATTCGGGACTTTTTCATCTGCGTGTGAATCGGGATTTTTCACAATGATTTCATTTCGCAAATCAACCGTGCGTGTAGTTCCCAATTCAAGATATTTTGTTATTTCGCCGTAAATTACCGGGCATTTAATGGACGCTGTTAACGGTTCCATAGAGCCGGGAAAAGGAATATTAACTTTTCCGGCTACGCCTGCGCCGCTGAATTCCGCTGTCGCTAATTCAAAGGACGGAAGTTCAACTGATACGGTTCCGTTTAACTTATTGCCAGTCTCAGAATCGTAAGCCATAAAAACATTGCTACCTGCTGCTATACCTGGTCTCATTTTCAAACCTCCTTCTTAAAATAAGCCTTCAAGACCTTCGGGATCGTAACTGAAATTAAATTCCAGTTCACGCGCCGCGTTGGACGGGGTGAGATAAACTTTGAATAAAAGTTTTCCACTAATAATGCTCTGATTGCTGTTATCAGAACGTTGGAACTCAACACGTCCGGCAATAATAGCCTGACGTGATTGCAATGTGTTGAGATATGAATTTCCTGTCAGGAGAATTGTATCTATCAACAGTCTGCGGACTGGTTTGTCTACATTCTGCCACATTGTTCGGTTAACAACGTTCTGAATAAAGATAAACATTCGCCTGACGGATATTTCAAAATCCTTTATGTCTGTATTACCCGGGAAGGCTGTTGTATTAACGCCAAACGCTCTCCAACCGTCCATATTGATAAAAGTATTTATCCCCTCGCCGTTGAGATAACTGGCTTGCGTTACGCTCAACATCGGGATCAAATTACCGTCCTCATCGCAGAGATTGGTCATTGATAAATTCTTGTTTGACGCCTGTTCAAAAGGTATACCGCTGTTTGCCTTGTCTACTTCTCCAAACATACCAGCCAAACGCACGGAAGGATAATATACCTGTTCGCCGATTGCGACACACGGCCAGTTTGCAATAGCATACGGGTTGACAATAGCATTGTCAGTTTTGTATTTTGGTATTTTTTTGTAATTCGCAAATTCTCCAGTTGTAGGCATATCAATTAACGCCAAACAAGTGAATTCGCCTTCAAGATGTGCGGCTTTTCCAATCATGATAGACGCTACTTCCGGAATATGGCTCCAGCCCGGAGCGAGCAGGAAGCTCGGTATTTTTTTGATAACAGGGAATACGTCATCAATAAGTTCAAAACCTGATCTTTTGTTTGTATTCCCGTCAATACCGCCGATTATGTCCTCTTTGGTTATGTTGGCGACTGTCGCCTGTTTGTAAGTTACGCTCAGGGACAAAGTTTCTTCGGAAATTGCGCCGCCTTCAACAATAGCGATAAGCAGTTTGTCATCATCATAGTAAAGAATATAATCTTTATTCCTTTCGTAATTCGGCTGACCTACTGTAGAATTGAGAACTTTTACAGTTGAAATCATTGCCATTGGATCGTCAATTGTCGCTATGTTATTGATAACGGCAAGATTGGGTTCCGCAATAGCAACAGCGTCTTTGAGAGGATTCCACACGTTAATCATTACCAACGGTGAAATCAAATGTAATCTTGTTTGAGAATAAAGAGCCGATGACAACGGGAATTTTTTCCAGTATCTCGGACTCATGTAACCCATTTCTGCAACGCCTTCTGAGTAATTAAAAATCAGCGCAGGATTGTTTACCGCTTTTAACGGATCTTCCAATCTGTGAACCGGCGATACGCCGACCACAACAGGCATTGCGCTTTCCACTTCCGCCGGAACTTGTAAAGGTGTCGGCGATTCTGTTATTCGCACTCCATGAAAATATGCCATTTTTATACCTCCATGACATTAACCTTCGCTTTTTTCAGCGGAAGTTATTTCTTAATTGTTTTCCTCAATCGGGTAACCGTCTTGAGGAACTTCGACGGCTGGCGGCTGTCCCTTCCATGCCGTTTCCAACATCGCCGTAAAATACGGCGGATCAACACTATTTAACGGAGACCACTTTATCGGAGTTGTTAGCTGATAACCGTTTTCTATAGTGTTTGACAATAAATCTTGTAATACTCTCCACATCATTCCTGTCGGAATTCGCCAGCCCTGATTGTCCGATTCTTTGTTATAACCATAAAAATAAAAATTAATGTTTATTATTGAGCCGTCTGACACTTCCGATAAATCGGTAATTGTCCCATTTGTGCAAACTATCATGACCGCCGGAAAGTCTTTTTCAGCGTTTCGTTCTTTTGACGCTGTTTTACTTATTGGGAAATATTGAACATGAACTCTCGGGGGTCTAGGTTCTGAATCTTTGAACTCCTGTTCTTCCGGTAAAGGCCAAAATGATATTAAAAGTTTTTCAATTCGCTTGCGGAGAGCGTCCACAAGCCCGGAAGGTGAACGGTCTAATATATTAACCATTTAACAACCTCTCAAACTCGTGAATCATGCGCTTGTCTAAAGTTTCCACAACTTTATCAATAGTCGCGCTTTGAACAGTCTCATTCGCTTTGAACATACCGACTGTTGTAGGTCCGTGATATTTACGCAGAACATTACCCTTCGTTTCATCGCGCTGATATACACCTATTTTCTTTTGCCCTTTTTGAAGAACACCGACAAAACCCCTGTCAAGCGTGTATTTATTGCCTTTTTTAATTTCAACAATAACTCTTCCGTTTCCCGGTAGTGGGGTTTTCGGCTTTACGCCTCTGAACGCCAAAATGTCTTGTACGCCAGAGAAAATTCGCATTTCCGCTCCTTCTCTCAATTGGTTTACTTCAATGGTATTTCCGATGTCGGTTGACGGTAATGTGTATTCTTTTGCAAGCTGACGTTTTGCTTCTGCTTTTCCTGAATCTCCGGCTCGTTTAGCGGCGCGGTTTATAGCTTTATCAATGTCTTTTCCGAATAAGAAAATACGTCTTACATAATCGTCATATTTGTTTTTATCTAACTGCGCTTCAATTTCAATCATATAACTTCGTCCTTCCTATTCGTATAACAAACACGCCCATTTCTGAAACTGCGTCCTTGATAAACCAATCCCTGCCGTCTTTTTCAAGCAACTCTCCAGACTGCGGAAGGCGCTCCATGTCTTTTTCTTTTATGTAAATATACTGCTCGCCTTCCGCTAATCCTTTGGCGTAAAGTTCGGTCATTCCCTTCAAAGCGTCGTTGTCAAGAATAATAGGAACGGTTTTGCCGTCGATGATAACGCTTTCCGCAAACTCGTCTGTCTGGAAAAATACATTATCGACATCGGCGGCAGCCGTTTCCTTAAATCCCATTTACGAACCCTGAGCCTCTTTTATCTTCCGGCGAATTTCGTCCTCGGAATCAATAAGACCAAGATCAACGCCGAGTTCTTTTGCTTTGGCTTTGAGTTCCTTCTTTGTCATTTCTTCCAAGGATTTTTCACCGCCATTACCGCCGCCGCTTGCGCCATCGTCCCCGGCTCCGTCGCCTTCATCTTTTTCTTTAGTTTTGGATTCATCTAAAACAACTTTTCTGATGAACCTTTCGGCAAGAAGCTGTTTGATTTCTTTCTCATCTAAGTCAAACGGAAGAACCTCATTACCGCTGTAATATTTGCCTTTGATCTTTACTTTGCAACCTTTCGCCGCAAAATATTTAACAGTTACCTTTTCCATTTTTTCTCCTTTTAGTGGGCTTTAAGAATTGCCCAGCTTTCGATATTGCCCGGTATCGGGACAGCCCTTGATGTAACCAATACTTCTTCACGAGGCGGTCTGCGCTCTTTGAAGAACTGCTGAATGTAACGACCTGAAACCGTTACCCAATTTTCGTTTTCGTCCATGTAGGTAACCGCTCCATAACCGAGTTTGTTCTGCCTTGCTTCGGGACTTGAGAAAATTACCGTTCCAATAGGGAGCTGGCGTCTGCGCCCGCCGCGCGGTCCGTATTCGGCGTTCTGCGTGTAAATTGTTACAAAAGGATCGCTCAAGAAACCAACGGCGCGCGCCGCTCCGTATTTGGAAACTTGCTCAGGTTTGAAACTTCCGAATTCAAAATTCCTTATGTCAAGGAGTTTTTGAATCAGCGTGTCCTGATACATTATTCGCCATGTTTCAGGAGACATAAAAACTTCGTCAACGGTATAACCAAGATGACCAAGTTCTTCTGCTTTACGGCAAAGATCGCCGTGAATATCTCCGTTAGGCTGACCCCAACGGTCATTGCCCAATAACGCTTCGCGGTTCGGGTGGAAATAATTTATTTCTCTTTTCACTCCCAAACCAAGAATATCGACACGACCATTGATCATGAACTCTGCGCACATATTCTCAATTCTGTTGTCAATTGAATTGAGACAGAACTTGAGATCGTCTGCGTGAAGTTCCTGCGCTCTCTGCGCTTCGGTTTTGGGTGAAAAAATATTTTCCCCTGCTGTTCTTCTGGCGATGTCTTTCGCGCCAATGATTCTGCGTTCCTGCATAATCGGCGTTTTGATCTCGTCTGTGCTGAAAGTCGCCCTTTCGGTCGCTTCAACAGTAAGGTCATCACCGACAAACCGAGCCATGGGCGCTCCCTCAAGAACTTTATCCCACTCTACGTTTTCAGTGGGGAAATACTCGTCCGAACCGCTAAAAAAGTGGTCGCGGAAAAACGTTGACGCAGGACGCACCGTTAAAACCGGCGGCAACTGCGTTCGTGGATCGTTTCTGTTAATTGTTTCTCCAGCCATTGTGTACCTCCTTAAAATGTTTCCGGAGCAGGATTCATCGGCGCGATGTAGATTTCTTTATCTTCCATTGCGTCAAGAATTGCTTCGGGAGCTATTGTGATCTCCATCACTTCCTCAATTTTGTTCTGGTTAAACTCGCCGCCAAACGCAACTACGCCCTCATTTTCGTCAGGGTCATCGGTATCAACATCGAGCAGAAGCACGCAACGAATTTCATCTCCGTCCGTGTATTTCCTGTAAGATGTTTCTCCTGCGCTTCTTGTGAGCAGCGTTCCACGCTTCACAACGCCGGAACCCGTTACCGTTACTGGTAATACCTTTGACGGAATAAGGGTTCCAGATATGAGATTGTCAACCTTTGACAAATCGACATTGGGTGAAAATAAATTCTTCATGAGTTTTCTCCTTATCTGTTATCCAATGCAGTCAATACACCTTCGGCGAATGCTGCCTGTTTGTTATGAATTTGAGGCTTGCGAAGATTATTTACTCCGCTCGCTTCAACGTCCCTTTCAAGCGATTGAATAAAACTGTTTCTTGAACGGTCAGTTTTATTCGCCGCAAGCGTTTTGAAAATATTTCTGCTCATTGCTTCCACGGAAGATCCGCTTCTAATCGCCGCTTGAATCATCTCTTCGGCTTCAGGAGCCGCCGCAGACATTTCATTGAGCGCGAGAATTCTCTGCCGTTCCGCTTGAACGCCCATGCGGTAAGCCGCTTGCGCGTTTGTACCGACCGGAATTGACGCAGGCGAAGCCGCAACAAGCGGTTCTACAAACTGCGTTGCGCAGTCTGGACAGGTTATGACATAACCCTCTGTTCCTGCCGTGTCTGTTCCTGTCTCAGTAGTCGCGGTATCGTAGGTAATTTCTACGCCGCACCCTGGACAGATAGCGGTCGCAAGTTCCGCTTTCGGCTTCGCAGGAAGTGCCGCTTTCGGCTTCGCCGGAAGTCTAGCGCCTGGAGCAGCCGTATTTGCCGGAGCAGCCGCTGTCGATTGTGCAGGAGCCGCAGGCTCGGTCTGCTGTCCGTTATTACCACCTAACGGAACAGTCTCCTGTGTTTCCGTACCGTCGGAACCGTCCTGATTAACGTCAGTGTCCCAAACGTACTCCGATCCGCAATGCGGACAAGTTACTGTGAAAAGCGCCGCCATTACATTGCTTGGCATTAGCCTTGCGAATGTTTTTTCAGCAGGCTCTTGCGCTTCCGCCGGCTGTCCGTTTGTTTGTCCTGCAATTACCTCGCCAGTTTCGGTATTGAGATTTACCGCACCGCCGCAACTCGGGCAGACGGTTTCTGTAAATACAATTTCCGCTTTTGGCTTTGGCTGGACTTTGGCAGCCGGGTTTTTCTTTCTCATTCTGAAAAACGCCATAGTTTTTCCTCCCTCTCTCATTGAAATTATTTTTCCGGCAGTTTTTTCGGCTGCCTTATTAAACATGGTTAAATCGATCTGATGTCCTTTGTAGTTGTAAATACCGGGCGCGATACTCGCGGCGGCTTCAAGCGGAAGTTTCGCTTCCGGCGTAATAGCGTTTGCAAGCCCAAAGGCGATAGCTTCATCAGCCGTCATCCAAACGCCGTTTCCGTCCACGCCGTTCATAAGAGCAATTATTTCTTCCCTTGTTTTTTTGCTTTTCGCCATATAAGCGGCAATCATCGGTTCTTTATACTTTTCCAAATCACCTAAAAACTGCCTCGCGCCGTTTTCATTAACAAGCCCTGAATTAGACATAGCAAGATGAACAAAAAGCATTGAAGCATTAGACATATAAACCAAATCGCAGGCGCAAATGATAACCGTTCCACCGGAAGCGGCGCAGCCTTCGACATACGCCGTTTTTCTTTCTGGTCTGCTTTTCAAAATGTCGTATATTGCTAATGAAGCGAACATATCGCCACCGTTTGAGAAAATGTGAAGTTCAATTTCATTTATCTTTCCCAGCGCGTTCAATTCTTTTGTGAAAGTGCTGGGCGTTGTTTCATCTCCCCAAAATTGATTACTATCTATGTCTCCATAAATATCTAAGCGCCCTATTACATTTCCATTTAACACATGAATTTTTTTCATTGTGTAAAATTTTCTTTTTTCATTAGCCATTCTGAACACCTCCATTCATATTTACAGTTTCATTTCTACCGTCTGCCGCGGATATTGCGCCAGCAGTCGCCGTCATACCTTCCGCAGCGGCTTTAGACAATCCAGCGGCAACAGCTGCCTCTATTTCGCGTTTTCTAATGCTAAGGTTCTCCATGTAATCACCGCCGTTCAATTCCGATGTCGCCTGTCCTGCTGTCGCATAACCAAGCGATACTTGTTTTTCCCAAGCTTGCACTTCCTTCAACATATCTATCTGCGGCAAGCCCGGACCATTCCATTTTGTTCTGGTATACGCCATGCGCATAATAGGATCATCAAAATAACCCGGCGCGAAAATCCAACCGCGCGCAACCGCTTCGTCCATAAACGCTTCGTAAATAGGCTGACAAAAATCATTGACAAGGCTACTGCGTAATATTTTCATTTCTGCGCTTGCCATATTCATAGCGGCGCGGCTCGCGCTGTATGAAGCCTGAAATTTCTGCAATAACATTTCATAAGGAACGCCTGTTGACGGTCCCATTAACTGGATAACGCTTTCAACAAACGGCGCGAATGCTGAATTCGGTCTTGTAGATTGAATCGCTTTTGGCTCTTCGCCTTTTCTGGCGTATTGAACAATGCCGTTTCCAAGAGCGATTAAATTTTCTTCGCCGTCTGTCGCTTCATCACCTTCAAGCGCTTCCATTTCACCTGCCATAGCGTCTGGATTTTCAGAAGTGATTACAAGCGTAAATAACGCCTGTATCTGGGCGGCTACCGTTTCGGCTTTCAGATAACGGTCAAGAGTAAGACAGAGTTCAACAATAGGCGCGATTAACGGAACGCCGCGCCGTAATCCCGGGCGTAAAGTTTCCATAAGGTGAAGCACGTTCGGAAGCCCTGTTTCCGCTCCGTAGGCAGGAATAAAAATCCACCGCGGCTGGTTTGCATTACTCACGTGCCAGTTCCGCCTATATGTCGCGTTTTTATACGGTCCTGTATAAAACCAGTAACCTACTACATGACTCCATTCGGATATTTCAACGCCGCCAAGAACATCATTGCCTAACATTTCATGTTCTATCCTTTCCTTTCCTTCGGGTGTTGCTACGCAGTCAGCCTCGATAACCTGAATCTTCAAACTGAACGGAGCGTTCCTGCGGTCAAACCGCGGCATTGTTACAAACACATCGCCGGATTCTAATTGCGATCTGAATACTAATCTTGTCAGTTCATAAAAATTATCCCTTCTCGCGCAATCACAATTCGGAGTTTTTGCAAATGTTTCCCACAAACGCAAAACTTGAGATTTCCATAATTTAACGGCTTCGGGTGTCATTCGTAAATATTCAGCGTCCGGAACTGGCTCGGGGTGTAATCCGTTACCAACCACATGGGTAGTTAATGTTTTATAAATGCCTGCGACGACTGGCGCTTCCATTGTCAACTGTCTTGAGCGTTGTCTGATAATCGGCAAGTGCTGAACAATATCAGAATCGGGATCGGCTCCCTGCCAATCCCAACCTTTGAAAACTGGTTTTGTTAATGAAGCCGCTGCGGAAGAATACCCGGAAGCCAAAACTCTATTTCTGCCAAGTGATAACGGTCTGCCGTACTGGTCGAGTATAGTATTCTTTTTTGGTTTAACCGCATTTTCCATTTTTACCCGACCGTTACAACTCTTCGGAATCTTCCGCTCCCGCCTGACAGAGCGGCGATCTCATCTTCCAATTCCTTTTTCCATTTCCGTAATTCGGCAAGGTTGGCTCTCGTAAGACTGCGCGAACCGATTGTATAAGACTGTGCGCCGCTCAAAATCGTTTTTATCGCGTCGTTTACATCTTTCAGTTCCTGTTTGCGCTCGGTTAATTTTGCGGTGTTTTTCGCTTTCGCCATAATTCTCCTCAAGGCATAAAAAAAAGCCCGCAGGGACAAAAAGAGGAGATTCCTCTCGTTGTCTCTACGGGCTTCCGCGTTTTCGGTCAGCCGAATATTAAACTATGTAAACAATATATAATACTTCACTCAATAATGTCAAATACTATTTTAAGATTTTTGCACATTCTTTTTCCCCTTCTGAAAGTCCATGTTTACGGTTACATCGCTAGGCTCCCCAAATCTAATGCGCTTCTGGACGCTTAAATCCAGTTTGTTTGAATTAGCGGAAATGTTTATAGTAACGCTGCCGAAATCTACTTCACGCACAACATCTCTGATAATCTCCAAGTCTCCGTCTGTCAATTCCATATCCCCTCCCTACAGGTCTATGCCTTGCGCCCTGGCTTTTTGATTTTTACTCATTTTTTTTATATGTTTTCCAGTCTCAGCCGTAACTGATACCGCCTTTTTTTCCAACCACGGCGATTTCAAATGTATTTGTTTTAATAGTTTTTCATCGGTCGATGACATTATCCGCAGCGCCGCCCTCGCGTAAACACGGCAGTCCAACGATTCATTTCTCGCGCCTGCCGGCTTATGCCATTCGTAAACCGAAAAACCTTTTTTATTTCTTATTACGATTCTCTTCTCTACCGTCAGCATTTGAAAATAAGTAGTGTCGTATCCTCGCGCCGGAATATCGTCTTCATCTTTCGGGAAATGGCAATAATTATCTCCTTTTTTCTCAACCTTTAGCCATGACATTAAATCATATTTAATACTGTCAACGCCGACCATCATCAAACCTTTTTCCCTCGCTTTTACGGACGGTCTTATCAACTGTACTTTGTCGCCGGGCTGTCCTTTTATCGGATAAACGCCGCGAGACTTTTTCGCCAGACAATAATTATAAACCTGTGTCGTGTAATGACCGCCGGTATCAACGGCGACACGGCTTATCATTAACCGCTTTCCGTTTTTATAAGACCACGCCCGGGATAATAAATCAGTCAACCGATTCCAAACTTCACCGAGCCGCGGATCGCCAAATATTTCTGCGTACTCAATTCCCCAACTTTCATATCCCAATCCCCAGCCTACAACTTCATAAGCCAAGCGGTTATCCTGCACGTCTACGCCCATTGTAAGAACGCAAACGCCGTCAGGTAGTTCTGCGTCATAAACTTCCCTGCGTTTTTCAAGCACATGGGATTCCAACACTTCGCCGCGGATTTCCCACTCCTCAGCAAGAACCGTATTAATAAACAATTTTAATTTTGAGAAGTCGCCTTTTTCTGCCAACTGGTTCGCTACTACCCACTTTGAAATTAAATTTTCCCATGTCATTTGTGAATCAAGCGCGTTCACATGGAACCCCCTCACCTCATGTTCAGGATTATCCGCAATCCATTTACCGCCGTTCTTTTCCCAATCCTTCCTCGTAGAGAATTCTCCGCAATACGGACAGCCCATTTTTACAGTCGCAAAATCCAGCCTCGTCCAGATGAACTGAGACCATTCGCCGCACTTCGGGCATTTATGCGTCCAGTGTTCACGAGTGGAATCATTATATGCCGTTTCAATTTTGCTATGCTCCTTTATCGTTGGCGTGGAAGTCAAAACTATTTTACAGTCTGGAAATCTGTTTGTTCGGACAATCGCTAATTCTACAGGATCGCCCTGTCCCTCAAGATCATCCGGCCATTCGTCAATTTCATCGCATAATAAAACGCGAATCGGTCTGGACTTCAAAGCAGCCGCGCTGTTCGCTCCGGTTATTACCGCATACCCTCTACCGCCCTTAAAAGATTTTTCCAATAATTTATTTTCTGAACTTCTTGTTTTATTACTTATTTTATCCCTCAGGCATGGCGTATCTCTGAACATCGGCGCGATACGCTTTGATGAAAACGACTGCGCCATCTGTATTGTCGGTTGAATAATCATAATCGGACATGGATCATAAGTTACAAAATAACCTAAGACATTAAGAATAGCGGCGTTTGTTTTTCCCATTTGCGCGCCGCATTTTACGACTACTTTCTGAATTTTCATGTCGCTTATGGCAAGCATTACTTCGTCAAGATAAGGAACGCCGTCCGAATACCACGGACCCGGCGCGGCTGATTCCTCACCTGACACAATCCTATCTTCTATCGCCCAATCAAGAACTGTTTTTTTCGGCGGCGGTTCCAATAAGAACATAAGAACATTAAAACATTTTTTTTCATTCGGTAATAATTTCACTTATTCCCCTATGTCCTCTTTTTCCAATATTTCGTCCCAATTCAAATTAACAGTATCATGCATTATCCTCGCTATTCTTTCGTAAATTTTTTGTGAAATCTCATTTGAATTATCCATGTTCCTTAACTGCGGAGCGATACCCTTCGGAATTGACAATAAGTTTATTCTTAACCTGTTAAGAACAGAACCTATTGCCGCTACAATTCTATCAGCGTCTAATAACTCCCCTTCTCGCTCCGCGAGATCAAGCTCTTCTTTTTTCGCTCTCGCTGTTAGTTGTCTTTCTTTAGATTTTTTCATTTCTTCGGTTTCTCTTGAACCGCGGCTGTCCGATAACGCCCTGTAATATCTCGCTATGTAAATAAAAACGTCAGGTTTATATAAATCTCCTTCTTTTTTGCTATTTGAAATGTACGGCGTGATAACGCCAAGTTTTTTTAATTTGCTGACCATCGAAATATCAAATTGCATTATTTTAGCTATTTCTGCCGGCGTTAAAAGTTTACCTTTGTATTTTTCCTCTTTTTCTGCCGTTATTGGCTTTTTTGGAACCGTTTTTTTTATCGTTTCTTTCGTTTTAGCCAAAATTTCCTCCCAAATTTAAAATGAATTGAACCGTCAAAAAAATTCTCGTGTGTAGAGCGTTTTCGGGGTCAAGGGCACCCTCGATTAATCTTTCGCTGGAAGGACCCGAAAATTTTTGAGCGTGGGTGGGAAGTTGGTTTTTGAAAAGAAGGCTGAGAAAGCGCAAAACAATGAAAGAACAGAGTATTGGCTACGAATGAGGATAATTATACATGAGGATATGCAGAATAACAAGGGCTTTATTATATATTTGGTTCAAAACCCACTTCATAATTAAAGACTAAACGGATAGAAGGAACGGCGGTCTGTACTATAGGCATATAATGTCTGGTAACTTTGTTCATATATTCGATTAAGTAACTACGAACATACCTTGCGGGAACACGACGGGCTAACATTTCATTAGCGACATTAACGGCGCGTTCTGCTTCAGCCTGTATTTGGCTTTCAACCCAGTCTTTTTGAGCGTTCCTCTCGATTAAGCGTTCACACGGCTTTAGCATTTTAACTTTCCCTGTTTTAAGAATGTTGCATATAATAATCAATAAAAACCCCATCTTTCAGTATATACATGGGATTATCACATTTTTCTTTTCCTTTTTCTTGACATTCTTTATTTTTACAACACGCTGGATATGAAAGACCTTTTTCACGCCTATAGAAACAAAACCTATTAATATCTATTCCTGGATATAACTTTTTAATATCTTCTTCTGGATATAACTCTTCCAAAATCCTCTCCTCCATAGAGTTAATCGCCGTTTTATGCGATTTTTTGTCAAAAACGGCAATTAACTTTCAAAAATCTCAGCTTTTCAACCTTTTAATTACCGCCCTTGTAATCGGATAACAGATAACCTCGTACCCGGTCTCAATTATCGTTCCGCCGATAATCATTGTAATTATGGCGATTGGCGGCAGAACGAAGGCAAAGGCAAGCGTCATAAAGACGGCATTGTCTACCAACTGCCCGGCGACCGTTGAAGAAATCGCCCTGAAAAACAGGTATTTGTCAAACCTCTTTTTCAGCCCGACCATTACCTTTGAATTAATCAGCGAGCCGATGTAATAAGCGGTAACGCTCGCTATCGTAATTCTCACGGTTGAACCGCAGACGGCGCGAAACGCCTCTTGGTTCACATAATTAACCGACGGCGGTATCTTTATGGCGATAAAGTAAATTACCGCCACGGCGACATTCACGATGAACCCGGTAAATATCAGGTTCTTGGCGCTCTTGTAACCGTAGACCTCGCTCTGGACATCTAATATTATAAACACAATCGGCGAAATAAACAAGCCCAAATTGATCGTGAATATAAAAATATCCATTTGTTTTGACGCTAGTATGTTCATCAATACCAGCCCGACGCAGTTTTTTTATATGGCTTGCCTTAATAGTTCGCCTTTTTTATTAGCCTCTCTTATTCGTTTACAAGCAAGTTCAAAAGAAAATTTATTTATTTCTATGCCTATATAGCGTCTACCCAACTGTTGACAAGCTATCCCAACACTACCGCTACCCATAAACGGATCAAGTACAATCCCATTTACTGGGCAACTTGTTTTTATGGCTCTTGAACATAACGCAATAGGCTTTTGTGCAAAGTGTCCGCAATACTCTTTTCCCATATAATTAATATAATTAAACCGCCATACACAATTCATGTTTTCATGGGTATTGTCAAAATATGTTCTGTTTTTTTGCCATTCTAATAGAGCATTATTATATTCTTTTCTAAACTCTTTATATGTCTTATTAAAAGCATTTATACTATTTTCTTCACAATATTTTTTAAGCTGATTGTAGTTTTTCTCTACTATCATTCGCCAACTTGCCTCTGCTATCCAATGCCCATAAACATATTTTTGACCTGTTATTTTTTGTGTTATTTCATTATTTATTCCAGCCTTTTTTAATTCGGTAATCAATAACTCCCTTGCATTTCTTAATTCGTCAAGAAAATGCGCTTTTGCGCTCATTTTTTTTATTGTCCTATTGCCTTTAGTTACAAACAAACAGCTTTCATTACATCGGACATAAGATTTATGACTTTGCGCTGATTGTCCCTGCCCAACGCCTTTGTCCCATGTGATAAAATTTCTATAAGTTATTTCCCTGTTTTTTTGCATAGGTTTTAGTATTTCGCTGTAAATATCCATAAGCGGCTCTTCAATGCCCCAACAATACCACGAACCGCCGTTTTTAAGGATATGAAATGAAGGTATAATCCACCGCCTGTTGAATTCTAATAAATCATCATAATTCAAATTGTCATTTACCATACCACGTTTTCTCATTCCATAAGGCGGATCGGCAAAAATCATGTCAATTTCTGTCCCGATAATATAAGGTATTATTTCTATAAAGTCTCCGAGATATAAAGTTGCATTGCCTATCTGCTCTTTTCTCATTTACGCTAATTTCTCCATGCTTAACCTTGCGTCTATATTTTCGTTATATTTTATTTCTATCAATCGGATTTTATGCGCTTTACAGAAATTGCGTTTCCTGTTATCGTTTTTTTGCGAATAATAAAATTTCTCTTCGCCGCCCAACGCTTCTACTGGTCTATAATGCTGTAATCCATGATATTCAACTACTATATTTTTTTCTGGCAAATAAAAATCTGCTCTTAAAAATCTATTGTCATCTTCTTTGTCTATTAAAGGATATTGCCTAATATATTTTATGCCATGCCGTTCAAAATACAGGCTTAAATATCTTTCGCCTTTACTTTCCCTACATACTGGACAGCCTGTCTTTTGGCATAAATGGCTATCTGGAGTTTGGTAGAATTCGCCATGTTCCCTGCAAATAATTTTTACTTTTGTTTTTGCGTTCACATATTCCACACCGCTATAATCATATTTTTCGCCATGTATTTTTATTGCCTGTTGTATAAACATTTGTTTATTCGGCATTTCATTGGCGCATTTTGGACACCCTATCCTAAAAGGATTTTTCTGTAAATGAACATCTGGTCTTTGTTCAAATATACCATGAACAGGGCATATTATTTTTACATTTTTTTTATTGCCTTTATAAACCACAAGTGAATAATCGTATTTGTCGCCAAATTTTTCTTTTGCCCTTTTAATAAATTCTTCTTGGCTCATAGTTCTATCATCTGCCATGCACTTCGGACAACCGCAACCTGTCAAATGCACTTGCGGTATCTGATAAAATTCTCCATGTTTTTTACAAATTATTTTTATCGGCGTTTTAGCGGATTTATATTCTATCTGGCTGTAATCATATAAATCACCATGAACTATTTTTGCGTTTTCTAAAAATGTATTTATGTTTGTGCGTTTTGGCATAACACAATAATAACTTATTTACATTATTTTGTCAAACAAAATATTTTTTTTACACGTCATCGCCTATTTTGGCAATGAAAGAAGGGAAGCGGATGCCGCGCTTGATAATCAGACGGCAAAGTTTTTCCACCTGTTCCGGCGTTCTCTTTTTGTAGTTGCCTTGTAATGGTTTGATTAAATGCC